AAACGTATAAATAGTCATAGAACAATTAAAGGATTTTTCTATGGCAAACCCATCTTCACGAGCTACGCTGATAGATTATTGCAAGAGACGACTTGGTGAACCGGTTGTTGAGATCAATGTTGACGAAGATCAACTTGAAGACCGTGTTGATGAGGCATTGCAATATTATCAAGAGTATCACTCAGATGCAACACTTAGAACATACTTGAAACATCAGGTTACTGCTGATGATATTTCAAATGAGTATATCACACTTAGTTCAGATATTACCTTTGTAACAAAACTATTTCCACTTACGTCTGCATTCACCGGCACACGTAACTTCTTTGATATCAAGTATCAAATGATGTTAAACGATATGGCCTCGTTGCTTCATTTCGCAGGAGATCTTGCGTATTATGAACAGATGCAACAATATCTCTCATTACTCGACATGAAACTCAATGGTATTCCTCAAGTACAATTCTCTCGTCGGCAGAATCGTTTGTATATCTTTGGTGACTTTGCAGATGATGATATTCAAGAAGACGATTATATTATTGCAGAGGTTTATAAGATTGTAGATCCATCTGCACACACATCAGTCTTTAATGACATGTGGTTAAAAGAATATACTACTTCACTAATTAAACAACAGTGGGGACAGAATCTCATTAAGTTTGAAGGTATGCAATTACCAGGCGGTGTCACATTGAATGGTAGACAAATCTATGATGATGCAACTTCCGAGATCGAAAGACTAAGAGAGACTATTCGTCTTGAACACGAAATGCCTGTAGACTTCTTTGTAGGTTAATATGAGAAATTTATACTTCTCCGATAAAGTTCGATCAGAACAAAATCTGTATGAAGACATCGTCATCGAAGCGTTGAAGATGTACGGGCAGGATGTGTATTACTTGCCTAGAGACATCGTTAACGAAGATAGAATTTTCGCTGATGATATACCTTCTCGTTTTAATTCATCTCATAAACTTGAAATGTATATTGAAAACACAGAAGGATTTGATGGAGAAGGAGATCTCTTTACACGATTTGGTGTAGAGATTCGTGACGAGGCCACATTTGTTGTATCTCGTAGACGATGGACACAACAAGTTGCAAGAATGGATAATGAAGTAAGTTCAGTCAGACCATTAGAAGGCGACTTGATTTATTTACCCATGACAAATAAAATATTTCAGATTATGCATGTCGAACACGAACAACCATTTTATCAGTTATCTAATTTACCCGTATTTAAAATGCGTTGTGTTCTATTCGAATATAGTGATGAAGATTTGGATACTGGTGTCGAAGCCATTGATCAGATTGAACGTGATTACTCTTACAGTTATATTGTCACAGTTGATCATGATAGTCCACTTTCCATCAATGATCGTATTGGATTGATTGCGACTCAGACATTTGGTAGTGGTGTTGTAATGCAGGGTGAGATCTCGAAATGGTCTGACTCAGATAATAAGGTACACTTAATTCATGCCGGTGCAGATGATGGTAAGTTCCACACATTTGTTTCTGGTGGAACATTATCGATTGGTGATTCAGACTTTACAATCACCGCAACCAGTGAAGACAATCAGATATCAGCTAACGAACAAAATACAGACTTTAGTACAATAAGTCTAGACTTCCTCGACTTTACTGAAGCGAACCCATTCGGTGATCCGGAGGATAATTAATGAGTGACGATTTTTTTGATTTTGGTTTTACCGCTGTTGATGAGACGGAACTAGAGGCTGTACAAAAAGCAACCGCAGAAGTTTCTCAAGTCGCATCAACCGCAACGACGACACAAGATAAGTTAGATAAATTGTATAATGCGGTTATACCTTTGTTGACTAATCTGAAGAAGAATCCAGAGAAGGAATATATTCTTTGGCCAGATAGACTTTCGAAGGTTGAAGCCTTTGAAGACAAACTCACACAGATTTATAAGAGTTAGTAATGCTTGGTACATATTTTTATCACGAAAAAATTAGAAAATGTGTTGCCATTTTTGGCCGCTTGTTTAATAATATCTACGTTCTACGTAAAGATGCCTCTGGTAATGTTATCAGTCAGGTTAAAGTGCCACTATCTTATGCACCAAAAAGAAAATACTTAGAACGTATTCGTGAAAATCCAGATTTAAGTTCTGACACACAAGTTGCAATTAAACTTCCTCGCATGTCGTTTGAAATTGTCACATTTTTGTATGACACAAGTAGACAGTTAACAAAGACTTCTAACTTTATGACTACTGGAACTTCTGCAAATAACAGACAGAAGTTTTTTCCGCCTGTGCCATATACAATCAACTTTCAATTAAACATCTATGCAAAATCTCAAGATGATGCCTTACAAGTTGTTGAACAGATTGTTCCATATTTCAACCCTCAGTATACTTTGACAATTAAACCATTTACGACAGAATATCCGGACTTTAAAGAAGATATACCTATTATTATACAGTCTGTAAACTTTCAAGATGACTTTGAAGGATCTGTTGAACAAAGGCGTACAATTGTATACTCTTTAGATTTTGAAATGAAGATTAGTTTCCACGGTCCAATTGCAACATCTGATATTATTCGACGTGCAGATGCGGCCTTGTTTGACATTGGTGCAGGATTGAATGACTCAGATATAGGATTAGAAACAGTACGTGTTGTTCCAAATCCAATTGACACGATTGGACTCGCAGATTCAGACTTTGGATTCACAACTACTATTTTGGATAGTGCATAATGAGCAATGAAAAAGATAATGTAAAAAGTGATTATGAATATTCTCGTGAGACCTATTACGATCTCATTGAGAAGGGACGTGAAGGTCTAGAAGATATGATTCATGTAGCTCGTGAGTCAGAACATCCTCGTGCGTATGAAGTCCTTGCAGGAATGTTAAAAAACATTTCTGACATTAATGATAAGTTGATGGATCTGAATAAGAAACATAAAGATATCACACAACCTACCAAAGAAACCAAACAAGTTGAACATCAACAAAATATATTTGTAGGATCGACTGCTGACCTTCAGCGGATGTTACAAAAAGAAAGTGAAGAAATAGATGTTACTCCAACAGACGAGTAGTTACCTCGGCAATCCCAATGTAAAAAGAGATGGTGTCCAACAACAATGGAAACCTGAGCTCGTGCAGGAGTATGCAAAATGCATGAACGATCCTATATACTTCTGTGAAAAATATGTAAAAGTTATTGCATTGGATAGTGGTCTTGTTCCGTTTATTCTTTATCCATATCAAAGAGATATGTTTGATCATTTTAATAATAATCGGTTTAATATTGTCTTGGCATGTCGGCAGTCCGGTAAATCTATCTCTGCTTGCGCTTACCTTCTATGGTTCGCTCTATTTCATTCTGAAAAGACCGTAGCGGTGATGGCGAACAAAGGTGCGACTGCTCGTGAGATGTTGTCTCGTATTACACTCATGTTAGAAAACATTCCATTCTTTCTACAGCCTGGATGCAAGGCACTTAACAAGGGTTCAATCGAGTTCTCCAATAACTCCCGTATTGTTGCAGCTGCAACATCTGGTTCATCAATTCGTGGTATGTCCGTTAACTTACTCTACCTCGATGAGTTTGCATTCGTCGAACGTGCGGCAGAGTTTTACACATCAACTTATCCCGTAGTCTCATCAGGTAAAGAAACAAAGATTATTGTTACATCAACCGCAAACGGTATCGGTAATATCTTTCACAAGATATGGGAAGGTGCAATGCAGGGGACGAATGAGTTTCAACCGTTTCGTGTAGATTGGTGGGATGTTCCAGACCGTGATGACGATTGGAAAAAACAAACCATTGCGAATACTTCAAAATTACAGTTTGATCAAGAATTTGGTAACACCTTCTTTGGAACAGGTGATACTCTTGTTTCTGCTGATACACTGTTATCTCTAAGAGCACAGAATCCAAAGCAGTCACTTGAAGGTGGTTCCCTGTTAATCTACAAAGAGACTGTGAAGGGCCATGATTATGTTATGACTGTGGATGTCAGCAAAGGAAGAGGACAGGACTATTCTACTTTTACTTTGATCGATATTTCAGTCCGCCCATTTGAACAGGTCGCCGTGTATCGTAATAACACTATCTCGCCTATCCTTTTCCCTAATATTATCTATAAGTATGCGAAAGTCTACAATGATGCGTATGTGGTTGTAGAATCAAATGATCAAGGATCTGTGGTATGTAATGGATTGTATCACGACTTAGAATATGAAAACATTCATCTTGAATCCGCAATCAAGTCATCTGGTATTGGTATTGAAATTACTCGTAAGACAAAGAGACTTGGATGTTCTGCAATTAAGGACATATTAGAAACTGGTAAACTGAAGATTGTGGATGAACAAACCATATTGGAAATATCCACATTTGAATCGAAAGGACAATCATACGAGGCCACAGACGGTAATCATGATGACTTAATGATGAATCTAGTCATGTTTGGTTACTTTGCATCGACTCAATACTTTGGTGATATGACGGATATTAATTTAAAACAAATGCTATTTGAACAACGAATGCAGGAAATTGAAGATGATGTTGTCCCATTTGGTTTTATTGACGACGCATCTGAACACATTGAAAAGATAGAGAAGGAAGATCATCCGTGGGCAATAGA